GAATCAATCTACAATAGACAAACTTAATGTAGGTGATGATGTTAGATACTCTTATAAAAAAGAAGGGCAGAACTTTGCCAAGATAGAAAAAGAATTTAATCAATCTAAATTTAATAACATGAGTAAAAACACTAATCAGAGTACAGCCACAAATGGTATGTCTCAACAAGAATCTATTGCTAGATCTGTAGCATGGAATAATGTAAGTCAATTTGTATTCTCTGAGGAATTTCAGAAATATGATGATAGTAAATTAGTAGATCAAGATGGTAAGCAGTTAATATTTTCTACTAGACAGCAGAAGATGATAAATCAAGCTGCCTCTGCTGCAAACATAATATATAAAGAACTATTAACTAAACCTAAATAATCATGCCACAAGAAAATAAACCTGATTTTGTAGGGGGTGTATATTTAGATGAATCACCTAAAGATTTTGTAATATTAAAAATGAGAATGCATGTTGATAGATTTCAACAGCACCTAGATAATCCTTATGTTAAATCTTTTGTTCAAAAAAACAATGGATATTTAACAATGGATGTTTTAAAAAGTAAGAATGGAAAGTTGTATATTCCACATAGTGAATTTGTGCCTGAGAAAAAGGTAACTACAGTTGAACACAATCCTGATAGAAATTTAGATTCAGGATATGCTAAAAATGATAATCCATTTGAAGATTAGAACATGATACTAGACATTAAATCCCAACTTGATCTTATACATAAAATCAGAAATGGTGAAATCAAGGAGGGGTTAGCTCTAGGTATTAAATCATTTGATACATATTTTAGATTTAAAGAAGAATTTGGTGTGTTCTTAGGACATAGTAATGTTGGTAAAACACACTTTTGTTTTTATCTTATGTTTTTATATTCATATAGACATGGGTTAAGATGGTTATGTTATAGTAGTGAGAATGAAGTTTACAGTAATATAAAAAGAATAATAGAGTTTAAATGTGGTCTGCCCATTAACAAAATTGATGAGGAGGAGTTGGAGAAGGCAAGTAAGTGGGTGGATTCACATTTTAAATTTATAGCAATAGATGATATACAGACATATAAAACTCTACTTGATCTAGGAACAGAGATAAAAAAGTCATGGGATTACAATGGTTTTTTAATAGATCCATATAATTCCTTAGCTAAAGACAGAGAGTTGTATAGAAGTGTAGGTGGACATGAATATGATTACACAGTTTGTAGTGAGTTCAGATTGTTTTGCCATAAACATAAAGTAGCATTATGGCTTACTACTCATGCAGTAACAGAGGCACTTAGAAAAGTACACCCTGCTCATCATGAATATGCAGGTTATCCAGTTTGCCCAAAATTTAGTGATTGTGAAGGAGGTGGCAAATTCTCAAATAGACCTAACTTTTTTTGCTCAATTCATAGGATGGTTCAACATCCATTGGACTGGATGATTACAGAGATGCATGTTTTAAAAATTAAAGACACTAGTACTGGGGGTATGCCCACCAGTTTTTTAAGCCCAATCAAGATGAGATCAGTAATAAATAATGTTGGTTATAGTATAGAAGGAGAGGACATGATAAGAATGATAGATGAACATACTGGAGAAAGCATACCAAAAACATAAGACTTGGCTAAACATTTGTAGATCATTTGGATTGGATAATGAGACAGCTAAAGACATAGTATCAGAAATGTATTTAAAATTACATGACATAACAGAAAAAGGAACTGACATTACATATGGTAAAGATGATATTAATTATTATTATATTTTTAAAATACTCTACACAATGTTTTTGCAATTAAAAAAGAAACAAAGTAGAGTTAGGTTTGTAGATGAAGATGTATTAAAACATATAGAAGGACCTATGGAAGTTGAATATGCTGTACTAGAAAAAAAGTTTAATGATGAGTTTGACAAGCTGCATTGGTATGATCAAAAAGTCTTTGAAATAATTGCATCAGGAACTAAAATTTCTGTGCTTAGTAGAAAGACAACAATTACATATATAAGTCTATACAATACTTATAGAAATGTAAAGAAGATGTTAAAGAAAAAAATGGGATTATGAAACTAGGAGATTTAGTAGAGTTGGTAATAAGAAAAATAACATTAGGTTATGGTAAAAGTTTTGCAAAAGCAGTTGCTAAGTTATTTGGTTATAAAGATTGTGGATGTGATAAGAGGCAAGAGAAGTTAAATAAATATATAATTACAAAAGATGGCATTAAGAAGTTATAAGGTATTGCTTAGGCAACAAATGGAAGAAGATGATTACATGAGTTTCACAGGATTTAAAGAAACTATGGAAACAGGATTTAGTGATAATGATTTAAAAATTGTATACACATTACATGCAAAATATTTTGATCATAAGTATACTGTTCCATGTGGGTGTGGAGGAGTTAGGAAGATGGACACAATTAATGTGTGGATAAAGGATCTACAAAAAATTTATGATAATGGTGTTCAGTCCAAAAAGTTATCAGAATAAAGAAAACTGGAAGAAGGGTGAATTATCTGAAAAAAGATTTAAAGAATATATGGACAAAATAGGAATAGGTGCAGAGAAAACATCAGAGCAAATTGACAGGTTTGATCATATAGATTTTATTGTAGGAGATAATACACCAGTAGATCTAAAAGGAGATAAGAATACTGATGCAGTATGGCTAGAAAAGACAAATGTGTTTGGAGGCAAAGGATCATTATTAGGTAAAGCTAAATTTATTGTAATAGAATATCTAGACATTAGTGCTTATGTATTTTACAATAGACTTAAATTGGTTGAGTATATAAAACAGTTTAAAGGCATATGCAAAAACAAATCTGACTATCATTGTTTATATACTAGAGAAGGTAATAAAGATGTAATAATAAAAGTAAGAGAATCAGATATTAAAAATTATGAGAGATTTAGATTTCACTACTAGAATACCTGCAAAGGATATGGACAGAGAATTGATTAGTAAAAAACTAGACAATTTAAAAGACCTCCAGTATATAACAAATGCTGAGATAGCTAACAACATATTATTAGAGTATCAAAAAAAGAATCCTACTAATGAAAAGTTAGAGACATTAATAAATGCTGTAGTACAAATACATTTTTATGTAACAGAGCTACAGAATGATAGACATCTTTTGATGTTGAGTATAGATGAATATAGAGCAGATAAATTAAGAGCAGTTGAAAGAGCTAGAAAGGCTGAATCCAAATTGGAGACCAAAAAAGATTGAACTAGGAGTAGAAGTAGAATTTGAACCTAACACAATCTATGTTGGTGCAGAGGTAGATATAGAAAATCTGATAATAGATCAGCTTAATGCTGTATGGATGGACTATGAAGCTATACCAAACATGTATGAGGAGGTATTGATAACATTTCAAAACATGGAGTTGTTAGCTAGAATAATAGGAAAGTTCTACCATGTACATGGAGATAGATTATATATAACAGTAACACTTAAACTACAAGAATGAAAATAACACTATTAGATGGTCAAACATATGACAAAGAAGAATTAGTAAAGAAGTCTTATGATAATGATTTTTACTACAATTTTTTAGGCAAGTATGCTTTCAGTAGCACAACTATAGGACATTTACTATCTTCTCCTAAAACATATAAACACATATTAAAATATGGTCAAGCAGATGCTCAAGCATTTAGGGATGGATGGTTAGCTCATGTTGCAGTATTAGAACCTCATGTCTTTGAGAAACAAATCTTTGTTGATGTACAATCAAAAAATACAAAGAAGTATAAAGATGCAGTCAAAGAATTTGGTAAAGTGTTTACCATGAAAGAAAAACATGATGCAGAGAGGTTGGCTGATGCTTTACTTAGAAATGAAATGGTGTTAGAGAAATTATCTAACTCTGATTTTGAAGTATCAGAAATAGGTGAAATAGGATTTGATGATGGGATGAAGTTTCCATTTAGAGCTAAAGCAGATATTTTAGGAAACAACTCAAGTATGTATGATCTGAAAACAACAAGCTCATTACAGGGTTGGAAATACTCAGCAAATAAATATAATTATGATGTGCAGCTTTTTATATACTGCCAACTCTTTGACATATTACCTAATAGAATGGGATTTATTGTTATAGATAAAGGATCACTTGATATAGGATATGCAGAGGGAAATGAGGAGTTTTATCTTAGTGGTGCAGCAAAAGTAAAAAGAGCTTTAGAGACTTATGAGGAATGGTTTATGCAGGAAGTAGATTTAGATCAATATTATATAAACATAGAATTATGAAACACTATATACCAAAAGCAGATTTAAGATATTATTTAAGAACTACTAAAAAAGACAAAGAGTTCCAACAAAGAATACTCAGGTATTTATGTTATGGAGTTCCATTTTGTACTGTTTGGGTTGTCTTGATAATTAACTTTTTATTTTTTATATTTACTGGAAAGGCAGGATAGAAGATGAAGATTTGTTGCAGATGTGAGATAGAGAAACCAATATCAGAATTTCACAATAAAACAAGCAGCAAAGATGGTTTAGATAATAGATGTAAAGATTGCAAAAGGAATTACAATAAGACATGGACAGAAAGCAATAGAGATCATGTCAGAAAATATAATAGAGAGTTTGTTCAAAAACAAAGGAGGGATCCTAGAAAAAGAATGTACAAGAATCTAATGGCTAGAGCATCTAAATTTAAGAAAAGAAAAGGTCTAGAAGTAAGTAAAAGCTATAAGGAGATACTAGGATGTTCAAGAGAATATTTAGGAAAGTATATAGAGAGTAAGTTTGATGATAATATGAATTGGGATAATTATGGAATATACTGGGAGCTTGATCATGAGATTGAATTGTTTAGAGTTAAAGATGTTCAGGACTTTGAGTTGATAAATCACTTTACTAATCTAAGACCATTAGAAAAGAATAAAAACAGAATGAGGAATTATGAGTAGAAAAGATTATCCAGTTTGGACTGGAGTTATAAATTACTTTCCTGATGCATTAATGGAAGTATCAAGAGTGAGTAAGATTGGAAATGACCAACATCACAAAGGTAAACCATTACATTGGGATAAGAGTAAGAGTATGGATCACCTAGATGCTTTAACTAGACATCTAATACAAGCAAAGGAAGATGATGATGATGGAGTATCACATTTAGCTAAAGTAGCATGGAGAGCTTTAGCAGCATTACAAACTAAATTAGAAAAAGATGATAAGAACAAAGAGTAGGATCAGAAACCTGATAGATGAAATAGAAGCATTATCAGGACTAAAGATCTTTGAGCAAACTAGAAGGAGAGAAACAGTAGAGGTAAGATCTCTATTCTATACAGTATTAAGAAAATTCTACAGGTTTAACCTAAGAGAGATACAGGAGTTTGGAGAGGAATATGGTTACTACATAACTCATGCAAGTGTAATACATAGCTTAAAGTCTTTTGAAGTGTATAAGACATACAATAAAAACCTAGAGGATTGGTTTCATGCAATTATTATTGATCTTGAAGAAGATGTGGCAGCATCTAGAATAGACTTCATAAAACCTAAACTTAAATATTTATCAGAAGATGATCTGTTAAAGTTATCAACAATGGTAAAAGAAATGTATGAAGAATCAATTATACAAATGAAAGAGGAAAGTTTACAAACTTGACATAAAATAGACAAAAAAGGAAATGGCAAAGGATAAAGGGAAATTCTTAGAAGTGTTTGCATCTAAATTAGGTAATGTAAGTAAGGCATGTGAAGCTGCTCAGATCAGTAGACAGACATACTATGATTGGATGAAAGATAAAGAGTTCTCAGGAAAGGTAGAGGAAGTAAGAGAAGGTTTATTAGACTTTGCAGAACACCAGTTATTATCTAACATAAAAGATGGCAAGACAGCTGAGATCCTATTCTACCTAAAAACTAAAGGAAAGAAAAGAGGGTATATAGAAAGACAAGAACTTGATACAGTAGGTGATAAGTTATTTGAGGTTAAGATACTGAAGAATGAAACAGATACAGACTAATGTTGTATTTGAACTACTAGAAAAGAATACATCTAAAATAACATGTTTACAAGGAGGTTCTAGATCAGGTAAAACTTACAATACTTTATTATGGATTATATTCTCATACTGTAATAAGAATACTGGTAAAGTTATTAGCTGCTGTAGAAAGACTATGCCCAGTCTCAAAAGTTCAACAATTAGGGATTTTTTAGAGATACTTAGAAACAATGATTTGTATTCTGAGATCTATCACAACAAAACATCTAATGAGTATTGGTTAAATGGAAATCTAATAGAGTTCTTTAGCTTAGATATGGGATCTAGGGTTAGAGGTAGAAAGAGAGATCTCCTATTTATTAATGAGGCTAATGAGATAGACTATGAAGCATGGAATCAATTACTGTTTAGAACAGATGGAAGAATTATCATTGACTATAATCCTCATGATCAGTTCCATTGGATCTATGATAAAGTGTTAGAGAGAGATGATGCAACACTACACATCTCAACATTCATGGACAATCCATTCTTATCAGAAAACTTAAAGACTGAGATTCAAAGACTAAAAGATACAGATCATGATTACTGGTTGGTCTATGGATTAGGACAAAGAGGACAAAGCAGATCATTGGTGTTTAAGTTTCATATTTGTAATCAGATTCCTGAAACAGCTAAACTACTATCTTATGGATTAGACTTTGGATTTGCTAGTGATCCTAGTTCAATGTGTGCTACTTACATAGATGGTGATAACATGTATTCTAAAGAGCTTTTATATAAGAAAGGATTAACTAATCAAGATCTAGCTTTAGAGTTTGTTAAACTAGGCTTAGATAGAAGGGATGAGATCTTTGCAGATAGTTCAGAACCAAAATCAATAGAGGAGATTCATAGAATGGGATGGAACATAAAAGGGAAGAAGAAATATGAGATCAATTATGGAATAGACCTAATCAGAAGATACAAGCTGCATATCACAAAGGACAGTAGTAATGCAATTAAAGAATTAGAGAACTATAAATACATAGAAGATAGAAATGGAGATCCAACTAATAAGCCAGTTGATAAGTTTAATCACTTTTGTGATAGCTTAAGATATTCTGTAGTTCATAAACTATCATATCCTAACTATGGTAGGTATGCTATTAAATAAAAAAAGGAGGGAGACCTAAGCCTCCTCTCCTGTAATAAAACCAATTAATATGAAAAACATTACAATGAATCAACTAAGTTGGAAAGGATTAACAAACCAACTACTGCAATCCATAGTAATAAGGTAATTAACCAAACTGGTAGGTTAAAATATTTTTCTAAGTCTTTTAAATCTTTCATGTTAGTATCTGTATTTAGGATGTGTTTCACTAACAGAATCTTTACCTAATACATAAGCAAATTCTCTGTCATTAATAGAAACATATGTTGTTTCACTTAATTTTGATGTTTTGATTTTTCTCTTAAATGTATCTGTACCTTTATCTAAAATATTAGGAGTACAATCAATCCAATGATCATCACCATCTCTAGTTTGTTTTGTTTTACCAATACCAACTAATTCTACTTGTGTTTTACCAACTAATTTTACTACTTGATAAAATCTTACTCTAGTTTCCTCATATCCTCCTGATGAGTAAAGGATTGTTCCTTGTGTTATTTGTTTTGTGTTTTCCATGTTTTTCATATTTATAGTATAAATATAATACATTATTATAATATAACCAAACAATTAATAACTTTTTTTTTAAAACTTTTATTATAAAGTATTATATAAGTATGGAAATCACAATTAAAATACCTGAGAACCTGAGAGAAATAACTCTTGGACAATATCAGAAATACTTAAAGATGGAGAAGGAGAATAAAGATGAAACCTTTATAGCTCAGAAAATGATAGAGATCTTTTGTCAAACAAGACTAGATTATGTAATGAAAATGAGATGGAAAGATGTACAAGACATTACAGTAGACCTAGCTAATATGTTTGAAGCAGATCAAAATCTAAAGAAACAGTTTACAATGAATAGTACAACTTATGGTTTTATACCTAATCTAGATGAGATCTCTTTTGGAGAGTTTGTTGATCTAGATGGATGCCTACAAGATTGGCAAGAAATGCATAAAGCAATGCAGATCTTATACAGACCTGTTGAAATAAGTGTAAGAGGTAAGTATAATATAAAACAATATGATGGTGTTCTAGATGACAGCATGAAAGATATGCCATTAGAATATGCATTAGGTGCTGTTTTTTTTTTATTAAGTTTAGGGAAAGAGTTGTCAGCAATTATGATGGACTATTTACAGAGGGGAGTTCTGAAGGAGCATACACTTCTGAAGCAGGGTTTAGCAGAAAATGGGGTTGGTATTCATCATTTTACAAAGCAGCTCAAGGAGATGTTACAAGATTTGAACATATCTCAGAACTTAGGTTACACAAAGTCTTAATGTATTTAGAATATGAAACAGAAAAAACAACATTAGAGAATCAAAGAATAAAAAGAAAGTATGGCAACAAGTAGTAAAGTACAAAGAGGATTTTATTTAGTAGTACAAACTATTAAAGATGAGCTTATAAATAATCCTAATATTAAGACAGTTACATTTGGTGATATTACAGATGTAGATTTACAAAAACAAACAATGTTCCCATTAGGTCATATTATAATAGATAGTGTTTCTCATATAGGCAAAACTATGCAGTTCTCTTTTACAGTACTCACAATGGAACAGATAGACAGCACAAAGACATATGTAGATGATTTGTTTTTAGGTAATGATAATACACATGATATTTTAAACACACAACTTACAGTTTCTAACAAGTTAGTTACAAGACTAAGAGAGGGACAACTTTATGCTGATGGTTATCAATTAGTAGGTGATGCAACATGTGAACCTTTTTATGATAGATTTGAAAACATACTAGCAGGATGGGCAACAACATTTACTCTAGAAATATTTAATGATATAGATTACTGCTAATGAAATACAAAGAGACAGTTAAGGTATTAGAGGACTTTGCTAGAGAAGTAGTAAAAGGTGCTAGAAAGAATTTAAAAAAAAGAAAGGCATCAGGCAGTCTATCTAGATCTATTAAGAGTAATGTAAAAGTAAATCCTAAATCATTTGAGTTAGATTTTGAAATGCAAGGATATGGACAATATCAGGATGCAGGTGTAGATGGTAAAAAGAAAAAATATGGTAAAAGAAAATCAGGACTTCCTACATTTAGCTACAAAGATAAAATGCCTCCTCCTAAAAAGTTAGATAAATGGGTTGTAAGAAAAGGACTAAAAGGCACAAGAGATGCAAAAGGAAGATTTGTTGGAAGGAAAGCATTAACATTTATAATAGCTAGATCTATATTTATGAAAGGTCTAGAACCAACATACTTCTTTACTAATGCTTTTGATGCAGCATACAAAAAACTACCAAAAGAGTTTATAGACAAGTATGAATTAGACATAGACAACTTTTTAAAATTTACAACAAAATAATGGCAATATATTTAGCAAGACTTAGATCACCTTTTTTTATTGAAGAAACTTCAACAGCTACAACTGTAGGATCAGCAGACCTAACAATTACAATAGGATCATCAGATGTATATATTATATCAAAAGATACAGTAAGTAAAAAGGTAACACTAGAAGTAGCAGAGTTAATTAGAGACTATTTAGATCCTGTATGGGATGGTGTAGTACCATATTCATCAGCAGTTATAGCAAGTCAAACAGTAACAGCTACATTAAAGGTTGAGTTCTATGCTAATAATAAAGTAACAAGAGCAGCTAACTCATTAGCAAATAATACTGATACACCAATATCAGGTCAAACTATTACACACACATTACATGGGTTTGATGCTTACTCAGAATTTTTAGAAGGACATAATCATCAAATAACAAATGGTCAGTTAATGCAATCAGCTACAATTATGTATTTACCTGAAACTGGAAGTGCATATATACCATATGAAAATTCAACAGCTAATACAAATGCAGTAGCTTATCATGAAGTTGCAGACACAGTTGCAGATGGAACAGAAGTTACAGTAGGTGGTATTGGTATACTTATAAAAAGAATATGTGAACCTGTATTTGAAATAGTAAAAGTTGTGTTTATGAATAAGTTTGGAGCTTTACAAGAGTTTCATTTTAATAAAAAACACATGCTAACTTTAGGAACTACACAAGAAAACTATGAATCTATGTTAATGGGATCACAACTAAATTATCTATCTAACAATTTACCACACCAAAAATATGTTTATAATAAACAAGGAAATGAAACATTAGTCTTAAATACAGGTTATGTAGATGATGGGCAATTTGAAACAATAAAACAGATAATGTTATCAGAACAAGTATGGGCAAAAATAGGAACAACAATATATCCTGTAAATGTCAATACAAGTTCACTAACTAAAAAAACCAAAATAAATGACAGGTTAGTCAATTATCAATTAGAGTTTATGTTTGCATTTGATGTAGTAAATAATGTTAGATAATGAGCAAATTTCAGTTATATATAAACAATCAAAGAGTAGAGTTATTTAAAGATGAGAATGTAAGCCTTACAGAAACCATCCAAGATGTTAGAGATGTCTCTAAAGTATTCACAGATTTTACAAAACCTTTTACACTTCCTGCTAGTGATACAAACAATAAAATCTTTAAACATTACTACAAATTTAATTTAGTACAAGGCTATACATTTGATGCAAGAAAAAAGATAGATGCAAAAATAGAGCTAAACACAATACCATATAAAGAAGGTAAGATTGCACTAGAAGGTGTAGAAACTGAAAATGGTAAACCTAAAGCATACAAGGTTACTTTTTATGGTAACACAGTAAACTTAAAAGATGTATTAGGAGATGATCAAATAAGTGGATTAACATGGCTATCTAATTTTAACACTACATATTCTGCAAATGAAATAAATACTGTCATGACAACATCTACAGGGTTTTCTAAAACAGTAGATTCTGTACCATATAGTGCAGCTCTTATTGTTCCATTAATATCTAACACACAAAGATTTTATTACAACAATAACAGAATACCTTATAACAATGCAGATGGTACTATCAACTCAGCATTAGGTGGTAATCTAAATCCTACAGGTGGTAACTCACCAACAACTGATGATATACATGGAGTGTTATTTGAAGATTTAACATATGCAATTAAAATGCATCTAATAGTAAAAGCTATACAAGAACAATATTCTGAATTAACATTTAGTGATGATTTCTTAGATCTAACAAATGGACCTGATACATATAAAAAGTTGTATATGTTGTGTCAAAAGAAAGAAGGTAGAGTGTTTGAAAACATGGGTGTAGGTGAAAAACTAATAGATGGATTTGCAACAGCTGCAAATTTAAATATAGCAGTATCAGGATCAGCAGTTAGAATATTTAATTTAAATCCAAGTCAATCAGTAACAGGAAGATGGACATTAGATTCAGGACAAGCATATCCAACATTCACAGCTGTATTAAGAGAGGGGAATGAAGAAGTACTGAGAAAAGAGTTCACAGGAGGTACTAATACAATAGCAGTAGTTTCACAACAAATTACAAACACTAGTCAAGGATATACATTAACAATAGAAACTACATCTGCTTTTGATGTTGCTGTTACATTTGAAGGTACTACACCTAATGGTAATCAATTAACATCACAGACAACAAGTCCTGTTGCTATAGCTGTAGAAAAAGAGTTTGTAGTACAACAGCATTTGCCAAATATTAAAGTAATAGATTTCTTAACTGGGCTGTTTTCAATGTTTAATTTAACAGCTTTTGTTAAAGATGGGATTATACATGTAAAAACATTAGAGAGTTTTTATAATGCAGGTACATTAAGAGATATAACTAAGTATGTTGATCCTCAATCTGTACAAATAAATAAAGCATTACCATATAGAGAGATAGAATTTAGGTATAAAGGAACAGAAACAACACTTGCAAAACAGCATTTTGAATCACAAGGAGTAGAATGGGGTGCAGCTAAGTATGTAGAAACAGGTGATCTTGATAGTAATAATAACAAGTTTGAAATAGAAGTGCCTTTTGCACACATGAAATATGAAAGAATCAATGGTACAAATACAGATATTCAATGGGGATTCTTAGCAAATGAAAAAAATGAACCATTTTTTAAAAATCCAGTTGTATTTATTGGGGACTTTGTTACATTACCAACAGGTAATTCTATTAGAACATTAAGTGGAACATCAACAATAGGAGAAATAGTAGACATTACACAATATTGGATGCCATCTAATACAGCAGAAAGAGATTCAACAGTAAGCAAGGAAAGTATTCATTTTGATTTGGAACTATCAGAATGGGATAGAACATCAGCTTTTACAGAAACTTTATTTGACAAATATCATAGATTTTATATATCAGGAATATTTAATTCAGCAAAAAGACTTACAACTATAACAGCAAGACTTCCAAAAAAGTTTGTAATAAATTATACACTTGCTGATACTGTTATAATAAATCAAGACAGATATAAAATAAACAGCATAACTACAGACTTATTAACAGGCAGTAGTAGAATAGAATTATTAAATGAAACAGTAAATGATGCTACAATTACACAAGGTGATACTGGGGGTACAGGGGGACAGACTGGAGTACCTGATACAAATGTTTTAACACTATATCAATGTGATAGTCCAAATAGTACATTTGAATCTTCTAGTACATTAGCAACTTTGAATTTAGCAATTAACACAAGAGTCCAAGATGCATCAGGAAACACTTACAAAGTTACAGGTAACAATGTGCCAAACACACACACATCTAAAACTGTAACATCTATGAATTTAACAGGTTGTCCTGCAAGTACAACTCCACCACCAACAAACTATTATGGTCTAAAAAGATGTAGTGATAATGCAACTAATTTAAGAACATCAACAGCAGTAGGTAGTCCAACATATGCAATAACACAACAAGTGTTTGATTCAAGTAGTGTAAAATATATAGTTGAAAATGCATCAACAGCAGATACAGTACCTAGTGTTACAATAGCATCAACTCCTAGTCCTGCTCAACTAACATGTTCAGGTAATCAAACAACTACTTTTTATTATCAGCTTAATCCATGTTGTAGTGGAACTACATATATAGGTTTTAGTGCAAACAACTCATTATCAGGAACAAGAGTGTACAACAATCAAACTTATGTTATATCACCTTCATCAGTTTCAGGAACTATTGATATAGACAGTTTATCTACTGGATCATGTACTACATATTATTATTCTTTAAATAGTTGTACAGATGGATCTATACAACATTATGGTACAAGTAATTGTTCTAATTTAAACAATACACAGCTTACTTATAGTGGGACTTGTTACTCAATACAAACTACAAATAATCAAACAGGATCAATTAATCTTGACAGCCTTAGTTCTTGTACTTGTTCTAATCCAGTAACTACTTACTACTTATTAAGAGATTGTCAAACAGCATCCATAGTTGTAACAACAACTACAACTACAGACATACCAAATCTGACTATTAGCAGTACACCTTCAAATGCATCATTAGTACAAGACAATAGTAGTGGTAAATGTTATACAGTAAATGCTACAACAACAGATCCAAGTTTATATACAACACAAATAGGTCAGGTTACAAGTTTAGGATCATTAGGATGTCCAAGTACACCTTGTGGTACTGTTTTATATTATCAGTTAGAACAATGTAGCACAGGAAATACTAGTTATATAACAGGTCAAACAACAACACAGATTAGTTTAAGCACAGGGGACTTTGTACATAGTGGTAGTACATCAGGACCTCTGTATAAAGTGTTAGGCACAACAACTAGTGGAACATCAGTAGGTACAGTTGTTACAAGTACAGAAACAGCATGTCCTACTTTTTATGAATTAAAACAATGTTATACTTTACAAACAGGTTACAGATCAGGTAATAGTATTACAGAAATATCATTGAGTGTTAATGATAGAGTTTCTGATCCTAATGGTATGCCTTATACAGTTACATCTGTAGGTGTTTCAGGAGGAGGATTTGCAAATGTGGGAACAGTAACAGATCTAGGTGCTAGTGGATGTCCTTCTATAACAGGATCATCAACATTTTATAACCTACAAAGATGTAGTGATTCTACAACTGGATATTTATCACTTCAACAAACTTCTGATGTTACCTTTGCAGTTGGAGCTGTAGTTGGTCTTGGAGGCACAAGTGGTCCTAAGTATCAAGTGGCAGGAGTATCAGGAATAAATACAGGAATACAGATAGGTGTAGTAGCAGATACAAATACAACAAATTGTATAACACCAGTAATACCTCCACCACCACCACCTGCTACAACAAGTTATGCAAGATTTGTATCTTGTATTGATCAAACATTACTGTTAGATGTATATAGTAGCTCTCAGATAAGCACATGGTGGGTAATAAGTGAAGTAGGTCAGTTTGAGTGTTACAGATGGGATAGTAATACACAAGGAACAAATCCAATAGAGTTAAATAGTCAAAACTTTAACTTTTTTACAACAAACAATACAGCAGGAGCTAACTGTTTAGACTGTCAAAACCAAGCACCACCTCCTCCTCCACCTCCTCCACCTCCTGCACAGACTTGTTTTCAAGTGCCATTATATAAAAGTGCAATATCAGCTATTGATTTATGTAATCAAACACAACAAAGAACAATGAATCTTGATGCAGCAACTATACAGGCAGCATCTAAAATATATATTAACACAGATTGTTCATCTTTACAAACAAATCCACAATATGTTACAGATGTAGCAGGTTCAAGTTACTGGTATTGGAATGGTAGCACACTTGCAGGTCCATACACACCACAATGTCCATAATGAAAGAAATAGAAAACTTTATATCAATAGAAGAATCAAAGTATCTTATTAGGATGATTGATAATAGTGCAACTAAATCTATGGTTGTAGGATCAGGAAATACAATGAACACATATAGTAGTCAAAGAACATCTAGCACATCAAATTTAATTGCTAATGATCCTACTGTAGAATCTTTACATAAGAAAATAGCTAAATATTTAGGAGTAAATCTTAAAAAAGGAGAATCACTACAAGGACAGAGGTATGAAGTTGGTCAATTTTTTAGAGGACATGTAGATTATTTTAGTGGTGAGCATTATGATAAGAATTGTCTATCATCAGGTAACAGAACATACACATTTATGTTGTATCTAAATGACAATTTTGAAGGAGGTACTACAAATTTTCCACATCTTAAAAAGATAATAAAACCAAAAGCATGTAAAGGTGTAGTTTGGAACAACTTGCAACATGGTTATCCAAATGAATACATGCAACATAGTGGAGAAGATGTAACAAATGGCACAAAATACATTATAACATCATGGTGGAGAGAAAATGTGTGGGATCCTACAGGTGATAATAAAGAATATCAAAAAAAGTTAAAAAGTAATCAATTAAGTATTATATAAATAGTATGCTAAAGAATATTATAGAGCTTTTACAAGTAGTTAATGGTGAAACTGAGAGAATTAGAATGGCACAAGGCAGTCATTATCTTCCTAATAATTGGAAAGATGGGTTTAAAATAGCAAAGAAACTAGCAAAATTTGATAAACAAGACTAATGAAAATAGGTAAGTACATAATAAAGTTTGAAGTTGATAATCAAAAGGCTAATGATGAGATTCAAGAAACTAATGACAAGTTAAAGGACACCAATACAGATCTTTCAGAGATTAATGATGCAGCAGATAAAGCTACAGGTGGACTAGTTTCAGGATTTAAAGCTGCAAAAGGTGCAATAGTTGGTGCTATAAAAAGTCTTAGAACTTTTGGTGCTGTATTTAAAGCTCTAGGAATAGGTTTATTAGTTGCAGGTGTAGCATCATTGGCTGCTGCCTTTACAAGTTCAGAAGAAGGTCAAAATAAATTTATAAAAATTACAAAACAAATTGGTGTTGTTGTAGGAAATGTTACAGATATACTTGCAAGTTTTGGAAATGCACTTTTAGGAGTTGGTAAATATTTAGGAGCTAAATTTAGAGGTGATACTAAAGGAGCAGAAGATGCAATAAATGGTGTTAAAGATAGCTTTAAAGAAGCTACTGATGCTGTTAAGAATTTTGGAGAAGAAACTAGAAAAGAACTAAAGATAGCAGGTGAACTTGCAGATGCTACAGCAAAAGCTGACAGACTACAAAGACAATTACTTGTGGATAGGGCAAGTGCAGATAGAGAAAGAGCAGACCTTTTAGAAAAAGCAGTTGATAGAACAAACTTTACATTAGAAGAAAGAATAGGTTTTTTGCAAGAAGCTAGTGCATTAGAAGAAGATATAACAAATAAAGAAATA